GAAATAACTGCTTCCACACAAGAAATACATGACACTGCTAAACAGTCACTAGACTTCTTGGCTGGTCTTGCTATGCCTAATGTATATCAATATGCTTTCCCTGATATCTATCTTTCAATTTGGCAGTGGCTTCTTGACTATGTATCTCGCACTCGTGACTTCTCACAGTTAGCTCTAGGCTTGCCTCGTGGTTTCGCTAAGACCATGGTAATTAAACTCTTCATTCTTTTCTGTATCCTATTCACCACTAAAAAATTCATTCTAGTAGTCTGTGAAAATACTGAGAAGGCAGTCAATATTATTGCAGACGTAATTGATATGCTCAATGAGCCTAATATCATTGCGGTGTTTGGGGACTGGAAACTAGGAATCGAAACAGACACCCAGAAACTTAAGAAGTTTGGCTTTAGAGGTCGCAACATAATCATCTTAGGCGCAGGTGTCGAATCAGGCATCCGAGGTATTACAATTAAAAATGCTCGACCAGATGTAATGGTATTTGATGACATACAATCTAGAGCCTGTGCTGAATCGCAAATACAATCTGACAACCTAGAACGAGAGATGTTAGGTACTGCAATGAAAGCTAAGTCACCTCATGGGTGTCTCTATGTATTCATTGCTAATATGTATCCAACTAAATGGTCTCTTTTACGTCGTCTTAAATCCAATCCTAACTGGCTTAAATTCATTGTAGGTGGAATCCTAGCAAATGGCCAATCTCTCTGGGAAGAATTGCAGCCAATAGCCCAATTAAGGCGCGAGTTCCAAAATGACCTCTTAGCTGGCAGACCTGAAATCTTCTATGCTGAAGTTCTCAATGATGAGAATGCTGCATCCAATAACCTAATTGACCTCTCATTACTTCCAGCATTACCTTACTCCGAGGGAGATATTCCTGCCGGTAACTTCGTAATCATCGACCCTTCTAATAACAAAGCAACTTCTGATGATGTGGCTATTGGCTATTTCGAGGTCTTCGATGGATACCCAGTACTAAGAAAAGTGCTCAGTGATAAACTATCGCCAGGTGAGACAATTCGTAAAGCTCTACAATTCTGTCTTGAGAACAATTGCCGACTAATTGCTATTGAATCTGTAGCTTATCAAGCTTCTCTCTGCTATTGGTTTAATTTCATCTGTGCCCAAATGGGACTAGTTGGAATCGAGGTAGTCGAAGTATATCCGGGAGGCACAAGCAAAAACTCTCGTATCCTTAAGATGTTTAAGTCTTATTCAGCAGGTGAGATATTTGTAGCTCCCGAGTGTCGCACCGAAGTGCATGTGGAGATAACTCAATTTAATCCACTGAAAACTAACAATGTGGATAATATGCTTGACTTACTCTGTTACGCTCCAAAGGTACTAGAGCTGTATGGAGAATTTGTAGTTAATATGGCTGTTATCCAATCACAAGAATTTGAAGCCACCCAAGTACCAGAACACAACTCTTGTTTTTAATAAGGACTTTCCCCATGGCAATTGATCTTGACGCAATCGTAGCAGGCTCTAACTCTGTTGATGATTTAGTGGCTGCACTCTCACAGGAATCGGCTTCTAACGCTAAAGCCTCTGCTCAAATCATGCAATTAGCAGGTGCAGGCCAAGGTAGTCTAGCTCCACTTGAGTGGCTTAAGTCTAAGATATCTCCCGGCTCTACTGCTGGGAAACTTAACACTCGTCAGCTTTATCTTAAATACGTGACTGATGCCACTAGTAATGGTGAAGCACCTATCTCCTCAGAGGAGTTTGAGAAGCGTTTGCAAGACGAAGCTAACAAAGCTAACAAAGCTAATAAGGGTCAGGGCTAATATGTCAGTCTCTAACACTCCCTTCACTATTCCTCCGAAAGCACAAGACGGAATCTTACAGTTCCATCGTCAGTGCTATTCTTTGCTCAATCAACAGTGGAATATACGAGAGCAGTTTCGTCAAATTGATCTAGCTTACATGCGTGAGCAAGATTGGACGGAAGAACACCAACGAGCCAAGCTTGCTAACAAGTATGGTGATTCGTCTCGTTTCCAGAATATCCGTATTCCAGTAGTTAAGCCTCTTGTAGAAGCTGCTGTAACTTATCAGACCTCGGTCTTTCTTACTGGCAATCCAATCTTCTCAGTAGTTGCTTCTCCAGAATTTCAAGATGAAGCAATGCAAATGTCCTCACTAATTGAGGACCAATCTATTCGTGGTGGCTGGGTATCTGAACTCATGGGATTCTTCCGGGATGGATTCAAATACAATCTAGCTGCTCTCGAAGTTGATTGGAAGCGTGAAATTACTGCTTCACTTGAAACTGATATTGGCTACTCGTCTACGCAAGCCAAGCCAAAAGAAATTATCTGGGAAGGTAATAAGCTTAAGAAGCTTGATCTCTACAATACCTTCTTTGATTCACGGGTAGCTCCTTCACTTATTCCTTCTAAGGGTGAGTTTGTAGGCTACACTGAGATGTACTCGCGTATTGCTTTGAAACAATTCATTGCAACTCTCCCAGATAAGATCATCCAGAATATTGTACCTGCATTTGAGTCTGGCTTAGCTTCAGCGGTTGGTGGTATGTCCACTGGTGGCATTGAATCTTACTATATTCCTCAGCTTAATCCAGACGCACTGATTCAAAAGAATCCTCGTGCTTCCACTGATTGGATGAGCTGGGCTGGTATGTCTGGTCAATCTAATGGTATCCAGTATAAAAATATGTACGAAGTTACCACTCTATATGCACGTATTTTACCTTCTGACTTTGCTCTTAGAGTTCCAGGAGCTAATACTCCACAAATCTGGAAGTTTATTTTTGTTAATCATCAGGTTCTTATCTATGCTGAAAGACAAACAAACGCGCACGGGCTATTGCCAGTACTATTTTCCCAACCCCATGAGGATGGGCTTTCTTATCAAACTAAGTCCCTTGCCTCCGATGTATCACCGATGCAAGATATCTCTAGTGCTCTTGCTAATAGTTGGATTGCTTCTCGCAGGCGTGCTATTAGTGACCGCGTGTTATATGACCCGTCACGAGTTGCCCCAGAGCACATTAACTCAGCAAACCCCTCAGCTAAGATACCTGTAAGACCTTCTGCGTATGGTAAGCCAGTTGGAGAGTCAGTTTATGCATTCCCCTTTAGGGATGATCAAGCACAAACTGCTATGTCTGAAATGCAACAAGTTCAGCAATTTGCTTTTGCACTTACCGGTCAGAATGCTGCGAAGCAAGGTCAGTTTGTTAAGGGCAACAAAACACTCCACGAGTATTCAGATGTTATGACTCACTCGAACGGTAACGACCAGAAGATTGCAATGTTGCTTGAGACTCAAGTATTCACTCCGATGAAAGAGATTCTTAAGATTAACATTCTGCAGTACCAAGGGGGAACTTCACTGTTCTCTCGTGACCGTAAGCAAGTAGTTAAGATTGACCCTATTGCACTACGTAAAGCTGTGCTGGCATTTGAAGTCTCTGATGGTTTGACTCCTGTAGATAAACTCATTAGTGGTGATGCTTGGACTACTTCGATGCAAGTAATTGGTTCGAGTCCTCAGATTGGTGCAGGGTATAATATTGCACCGCTATTTTCCTACTTAATGAAAACTCAAGGTGCAGATCTTAAAGCTTTCGAGAAGTCTCCGGAGCAAGTAGCTTACGAACAGGCAGTACAACAGTGGCAACAAGTTGTTACGGAAGGCATGAAACAAGGTGCTGATCCTAAGTCACTGCCCCCGCAGCCTACTCCACAAGCATTTGGCTATGACCCGAAAACACAAGGTTCTAGTGCAGCAGCTGCTCCAGCGCCACAACAAGTAGCTTCCCGTACTAACAATATCACTAATAATATCACCAGCGTAGAAAGTTAATTCAATGAGTACAGTTAAACAAAACAAGTTTACTGAGTATACTTTCTCTCCAGAAGAACAGGCTTCGGCCTGTCACTTCACTATTCTACAGCGTCAATGGCTGCAGAACGAAATGGCTGTCGCAGCAAGTGAGAAGCTAGCACTCACATTTGACCCCCAGAACCCACTAAGTTTCGCACAACAAGAAGCGGAATTAGCAGGTAAGATAGGGATACTTTCGTATCTCTTAGCAGCAGAAGAGTTGTACAATCCAATCGCTTCACAACCATTTCCTGACGGAGAATAAATCATGA